TGTCTTTGCCATTCGTAACCTCCGCGAAAGGTTCGCCAGTTTCTGCGTGAGTTGCTATTTTGCCTGTGAAATCCATCCAGCGCTTGATGATGACATCGCAATACTTCGGGTCGAGTTCCATCAGGCGGGCTTGGCGATTGGTTTTTTCGCAGGCGATCAGGGTGGTTCCGCTTCCACCAAACAGATCAAGGACAACGTCCTTTGCTTTGCTTCCGTCGCCTATTGCTTTCTCAACAAGCACCATCGGCTTCATGGTTGGATGAAGATCATTCTTCTTGGTTCTTTCGATCCTCCAAATATCCATTCCGTTGTTGCCGCCGTAGAAATTGTGATCCTTCACCCAGCCGTAAAACATAGGCTCATACATACTCATGTAATCGCTATTACTTAGCGTGTGATTTCCTTTATCCCAAATGATCAAAGCACGACATTGAAGGCCGGTTCTTGTCATCGATGCGTAATAACGGTCGATGCCAAGACGATAGAAGGTTATGTAAAAAGAGCCGCTGCACTTGCTGATAATGATTGAGTTGATCGCGTCAAGGAATTCGTCCCCTTCCTGCTTACTCATATTGTCGTTAGCAATGCGTCCGTGCTTTGCGTTAAAAGACTTTGACCCGTCTGCGTGAATGCCGCCCGTAAAGTCCATGAGGTATGGCGGGTCTGTAAACACCATATCAGCCGTCTCTGGCATCAGCCGATCCACCGCATCAATGCTGGTGCTATCCCCACACATCAGCCGATGCTTGCCCAAAACCCACACATCGCCAAGCACAGTCACCGGCTGCACCGGAACATCCGGCACCGCATCCTCATCGGTCAATCCTGGCTCGATCTGCTCAGGCGTCAGCGCAGCGATGTCGTCTGCTGTGAATCCGGTCAGGTCAAGATCGAACCCCATGTCGGTCAGTTCGGAAAACTCCAGCGCCAGCAGTTCATTGTCCCATTCGGCAAACTCGGCCATTCTGTTGACGCTGATGCGAAACGCCTTAATCTGCGCTTCGGTCATGTCGTCGGCCAGAACCACAGGCACTTCGGTCAGGCCCAGTTTTTTGGCTGCCTTCAGGCGCAAGTGGCCATCAACCACCAGGCCATCGGACTTTGCCACCACTGGCACGCGAAAGCCAAACTCCTTGATGGCGGCTGCGATCTTGTCCACAGCGTGGTCGTTCTTGCGCGGGTTGCGTGAGTACTCGATCAGACGATCAATCGGCCAAGTTTCAAATTTCAGATGTGTTTCCATGTTTTCCTTGTGATGACTTGCGCGAAAGGTTTTCCAGTGTCCCGCTGGTCGTCGTACAGCGCAAGTGCGTGCGCAATGCTCAAGCACAGACTGGTAAGCCCGTCGCTTTCGTCTGTGTCCTCGCCTTCGATGGTCTTGATAACCTCGAACGCATCGCGCAGCACGTCGGCCAGCAACAGGCATTCGCCTTTCAGTTGGTCAATCTCTTGCTCCATATTTGTGATTGCGTGCATCAAACGATCTTTGTGTTTGCATTCTTGAAACATATTAAAACTCCTCAGAAATAATGCGCATGATGTTGCTGTGAAGATTTGGTCTGTGTTCTGACATAGATGCTAAATCTTTTGCAAAGCCAAGTTGGCCTGTCTTTTTATTTCTTGCAAACCAATAATTGGCCTTGCGTGGAACTCTTCCATTTGCGACTACCTTGTAGGTTATCCAATCGTGGTTATGTTCTTGGTGCTTAAAAAAAACAAACCATTCGGTGTCGCTGTTTTCTTTATCAACCCAACACCCACAGTTTTTCCAATCATCTGCCTCAAACAACAATTCTGGCTTGCCTGCGTAAGTTTTCATGATGCAATCCTTTTCTAAACCCTATGGGGAATTAGAGCACAAGAGTCGAAGGAACGCAACCCGCATCAGTACCGGGACAAACAGGACACCCCTTCCCTAAAGGGGGTGTCCCTGTCCTGTCCCATTTGTCCTGCTGTTTGCCCCAGGACATTTGTCCCACTTTGTCCTGTCTTGTCCCATTTGTCCCACCCTACTTTTCTTTCCTGCGGACCATCAAAGTCGCCGCCGTGACGTTGTCGGAGACCACCCAGCCATGCTGGTGAGCCACGATAATCTGAGCATTCAGCAGGTTATAAATCAGTCTGCCTTTTTTGCTTTCCTGCGCGTATGTTTTTGCAGTCGATTCTGTCAGTCCTTCATTTGTCGTTAGATATTCAAGCAGCGCGCTGCGCGACAAATAAGGCATTTCATCTCGTTCTTCTGCGCCAGAATGCCACCACGCATTTGTGAATTTCCGAATATCTTTTTGAATCTCAGATTCTTTTTTCGGCTTTTGCTCCGGCGCATTTTCTTCGATTACAAATACTGCGCCTTTAATTTCCTCGCCATCCTCGTCGATCCAGCCAAGCGGCACGGTCTGCAGCTTGCCGAAGAACGGTTTCGGAGGCTCGGCGTCCTTCATCTTGGTGCAGGAAATCTCGATGCTGTCGTCGTTCTTGGTCACCAGAATCGATGCGTCGAGCGAGGCCTTCCAGGCGCTTGAGCCTCGTGCGCGCTGCTTGGACTCGGCCGCATGCCCTGTGTGGTGATTGAGGCACACGCTGGAGTTCTGTGCTCGTGCCACGATGTTGCAGGCGTTGAGCATGTTGCGGGTGTCCTTGGCGCTGTTCTCATCGCCTGACATGTGGTTGTTGACCGTGTCGATGAAGATGGCCACCGCGTCGTCCTGGGTGATCTCACGCACTGCGTTGATGATCTGGGCCGCAGCGGCTGGGCTGTCGATGTCGATGGCCTTGTTCGAGATCAGCAGGTTGTCCAGATTCTGGACACCGTGCGTCTTGCACCATGCGGTCACCCGCTGGCGCAGGCCATAGTTGCCCTCACCGGCCATGTAGACCACCAGGCCAGGCTTGGTCTTGTGCTCGTGCCACTGCAGGCCGGCAGCGATGTGGCAAGCCATGTCCAGCGTGATGAAGGTCTTGCCAGACCCGGACTCGCCGTAGACCATGCTGACGCCGCTGTCTGGAATCCAGCCCTTGATGATCCACCGCAGTGGGGCTGGCTGCCCGAGGTAGGACGTTGCCCTGGTGAAGTAATATTCCTGCACTTCAGCCCTGGTGGCATCCAGGATCACCTCGGCTGCGTCGCTGCCAATGCTGGTGGATGCTGCCACGTCCGACTCAGGCTCATACCGGCAGACCGACTTGACGATCTGGGACAGCTCGGAGGATGGCAGCGGTATCTCGCAGCGGGTCTCGTTGGCAATCGACAGCGCCGCCATGATCTCGGCCTCTGTCATGCCGTAGCGCCGCATTGCGCCACCCATGGCCGTCAGACCGTTGTTGCGGCTGCCCTGGATCAGACCGCCGCCTGTGTTGGCAACCTGGCGGCTCTCAGGCTTTCTCATGGCCCTGTAGGACTGCATCCATGTCTCTGGGATGCTGAATGGGGCCACGCCATCAAATGGGTCAGACGAGGCTTCCCACTCGTAGGTGCGGCCCTCGATGCTGGATGGGAAGGCCACAAAGTACCGACCATCGGCCAGGAGGTCCACGCCTTCGCACAGCTTGCACGACCTGATCTCCGGGTGGTAGACGCCGATGTGGTGCTCGCCACCGCCAGCGGTCATCTGCATAACACCGTCTGGGGTCTTGCCATTGGTCTGCAGCCATGTGGCCCAGGATGAATCGCCGCCATTCCTGGGGTCCACATCAAAAACCACGATGCCGGAGCGCTCGCCGGCTGCGATGCCGATGTTGAAGTCTGGGTTCTGTGCCCACCACCTGGCAATCTGCTCAGGGTCTGTGGTGGCGTCCTTCACCCCATGCTGGGTGGCAGGCACCTTGCCATTGGGCACGACAGGCAGGACATGCCAGCCCCAGGATGCGTAGGTCAGTGCTGCTTCAGCCTTGGTTGTCATTGTTGCGGCTTTCCAAGTAGGTGGACAACGCCAGCAGCACCTTATACGTCGGGTTGGCGTCCGGGTTATCCCTGACCTCTCGGATGGTGTTGTAGTGCAGGCCAGTGGCCTCCGCTACCTTGGCCGGCATCCTGTCGGACAAGGCATTGCGAATTTGCTCCAGGGTCATCATGTTTTAGGCCTTTATAAAAAAACTTCGGTATGGTGTTGACATGCTACATTCTTTTGTGGAACAGTTGCAACCACTGCGCGAACGGAATTGGCCGAAGGCGCAGCAACCAAGAAGGAGAGCCAAATGCTCAAAGTCACTTTCTACGTTTACTCCAAGCTGCTCGGCAAGGAGTTCTTCAACGTCGAGCTTCATCGCTCGATGGACGACGCCAAGCTGCGCGCCTGCGCACTGGGCTGGACGATCTCCAAGATCGAGGGGGTCTGATCATGGCAATCAACGTAAAAACGACCGGCAGCCTGGCTGCCAACGGTGTGAAGGTGCTCGTCTACGGGCAGGCAGGGGCTGGCAAAACCAGCCTGGTCAAGACGCTGCCCAACCCCATCGTTCTCTCGGCCGAAGGTGGCCTGCTGTCCATCCAGGACGCAGACCTGCCCTACATCGAGATCAGCGACATGGACACGCTCAAGGAGGCTTACACCTGGTGCAAGGACAGCGCGGAGG